GAGATACATATGAGTACCTACGTCCTGCAATGTCTTCCGGTATGATAACTACAGGTCAGTTTATTGCTGCTGGATCTGTAGGTGACTTAGATCAATGTAATCCGCTCAAGGATATGATTCTTAATCCTACAAACAACGATATATATGCAGTTGAAACTAATCTATTAGATAAAGATGGGACCATAGGTTTATCTGGGTTATTTATTCCCGAACAATGGTCAATGCCACCCTACATAGATGATTTTGGGAACTCTAAAGTAGAAGAGGCTCTTAATGCAATAATAAAAGAAAGGGAAGACTGGAAGATAAAGCTTAATCCGGAACAGTATCAGTTAAGGATATCTCAGAAACCAACAAACATAGCAGAAGGATTTGCATATAGAAAAGAGTCAATATTTCCTCAAGGTATCATATCTAAACAACTTAAAAAAATTGAAGACAAGGAATATTTTTATGAGCATATAGAACTTGATAGAGATCAAAATGGAATTGTTGCAAAGAGATCTACAAGATTACCTATATCAACATTTCCAGTGGATAAAAAAATGTCAGATAAACGGGGAATTCCAGTAGTATATGAAAGACCAATAAAGAACCCGCCTTTTGGAGCATATTATGCATCAATTGACCCGGTATCTGAGGGCAAGACTACAACATCTGATTCACTTTGTTCTATATTTGTAATGAAGAATGCAATTGAAGTTACAAGAGAAACTCCAGATGGACCTGAAACATTTACTGAAAGAGATAAAATAGTATGTGCTTGGTCTGGAAGATATGATGATATAAACAAGACTCATGAACAACTTCTTTTGATAATTGAATGGTATAATGCATGGACTGTAGTTGAAAATAATATTAGCCATTTTATAAACTATATGGTTTCAAAAAAGAAACAAAAATACTTAGTTCCTAAAAGTCAAATGGTATTCCTAAAAGATTTAGGATCTAATAAAAATGTATATCAAGAATATGGTTGGAAGAACACAGGTACATTATTTAAATCACATCTTATATCTTACGCAATTGAGTATTTAAGAGAAGAAATAAATAATGAAACAGATGATGATGGTAATATAATACATTCAACTTTAGGTATTGAAAGAATACCGGATCCTATGCTGCTGACAGAAATGAAACAATATCAACCTGGATTAAATGTTGATAGACTTGTAGCATTTTCCGCATTGGTTGCATTCTCTAAAGTGCAAGAAGCTAATAGAGGATATTTAAAGATAAAAGAACAAGATCCTTCTTTGGATAAGTCAAAAAAAATGTATAAATTAAAGTACAGTCCCTTTAGGAATATGGGGAGTAAAAAATCTATGTCTAGCAGAAAGAAGAGATCCGGATTTAAAAATTTAAAATAACATGAAGGTATTTAACGCATTACAATTAAAAAATGGAGCTAAGGGAGAGGGGTATCCAACTTCATCTAGCCTTACTCAACCAATACAGTTTTTACCTGCAAAAAAGAAAAACGATGATTGGTATGCGTGGAACATTGATTGGCTTGAGTTACAGGGAATTGAGTTTCTAAGACACAATGCAAGAAAGCTTTTAAAGAATTATAAACTTGCCAAAGGTATTATTGACAAGACAGATTATATTGTAGAGGAGGATAACGACTACAAAGATTTAATGGATGTATTAACTAAAGAAGATAGTTCAGCATTAGAGCTTAAATTTTATCCGATAATTCCTAACGTAGTTAATGTGCTAACAGGAGAGTTTTCAAAAAGATATTCTAAAGTTCAATATAGAGCGGTAGATAATACATCATACAATGAAATGCTTGAGCAAAAAAGAGCCATGGTTGAGGAAAACCTTCTTGCTGATGCTGAGGCTAAACTATTGGCTAAGATGCTTGAGATGGGTATGGATCCTCAATCAGAGGAAGCTCAGCAGCAATTATCTCCTGAAAATATTAAAACTCTTCCTGAGATAGAAGACTTCTTTTCTATGGATTACAGAAGTATGATTGAAGAGTGGGCAACCCACCAGGGAAATGTTGATGAAGAAAGGTTCAAAATGCAAGAGCTTGAAGAAAGAGCTTTTCGTGATTCGCTTGTTTGTGATAGAGAATTCTGGCATTTTAAAATGATGGAAGATGATTATGATATTGAGGTTTGGAACCCAGTACTTACATTTTATCAGAAGTCTCCAGATGTAAGATATATTTCAGATGCAAACTATGGTGGAAAAATTGATCTTATGACTGTTTCAGATGTTATTGATAAATATGGTTATTTAATGACTGAAAAACAACTCCATTCACTTCAAGAAATTTATCCTGCAAGATCTGCGTTATATCAAGTAAATGGTATGCAGAATGATGGGTCTTATTATGATCCTTCTAGATCTCATGAATGGAATACTCAAATGCCAGGTTTAGCATACAGACAGTATGTAAGCAACTGGTCAGATGATCCAGCTAAAGGTGGAGATATCATAAGTCAAATATTAAATGAAGGTGATGATGTTTCAATATGGGGTGAAGCTGAATTAATGAGGGTTACTACAACATATTGGAAAACACAGCGTAAACTTGGACACTTAACTAGAATTAAAAAAGATGGTGAAATAATTCAAGAAATTATAGATGAAAACTATAAGGTTACTGAAAAGCCTATTTATGATACTACAATCTTTAAACAAAAAAGTAAAGAAAATCTATTAGAAGGCGAACACATAGATTGGATTTGGATAAATGAGGTATGCGGTGGTGTAAAGATTGGACCCAATTTGCCAGCATTTTGGAGATCTAATATGGGAGACAATATCAATCCTATATATCTTGGAATAAATAGATCTAAACCTGGAAGAATACCGTTTCAATTCAAGGGTGATAATAACTTATATGGATGCAAATTGCCTATGGAAGGTAGAGTGTTTTCAGATAGAAATACAAAATCTACATCACTAGTAGACTTAATGAAGGCATATCAAGTTGGCTATAACATGGTAAACAATCAGATAGCTGATATACTTGTAGATGAACTGGGTACTGTAATTATGTTTGATCAAAATGCACTGCCTAGACATTCAATGGGAGAAGATTGGGGTAAACATAACTATGCAAAAGCATATACAGCAATGAAGGATTTTAGCATGCTTCCTTTAGATACTTCTATTACAAATACTGAGAATGCTACTAATTTTAATCATTATCAAACTCTCAATCTAGAACAAACAAACAGATTGATGTCTAGAATACAATTAGCTAATTATTTTAAGCAACAAGCATTTGATGCTATTGGTGTAAATCCTCAGCGAATGGGTTCGCCTATGGGTAATGAAACAGCAACAGGAGTTGTTAATGCAATGAATCAATCATATGCTCAAACAGAAATATATTTTAATCAGCATTCTGATCAGTTAATGCCAAGAGTTCATCAAATGAGAACTGACTTAGCTCAGTTCTATCATAGTACTAACCCTAGTGTTAGGCTTAGCTACATTACAACAGAATCCGAAAAGGTCAATTTTGTAATAAATGGCACAGATTTATTACTTAGAGAATTTAATGTGTTTGCAACAACCAAAACAAATCATAGACAAATCTTAGAGCAACTTAAGCAAATGGCTATTCAAAATAATACTACTGGTGCTAGCATTTATGATTTAGGCAACATACTTAAAGCAGAATCAATAGCTGAAGTTTCAGATATACTTAAGGATACTGAAGCAAAGTCACAACAGCAAAGACAGCAAGAGATGCAACAACAGCAGCAAATGCAAGAGCAACAGATTCAAGCTCAACAACAACAAGAGCAAATGAGATTGCAAGCTCAGGCTGAAGAAGCAGAAAAGAATAGACAGAAAGATATTACAGTTGCAGAAATAAGATCCGCTGGATACGGAGCTGGTCAAGATATTAATCAAAATGAAGTATCTGATTTTAAAGATGCTATGAATGATATAAAAGAAACTAGCAGGTATAGAGAGCAAATGGATATGAAAAGAGAGGAGAATGTAATGAAGCAGGAGGAAGGTAGACAGAAATTAAATCTAGATAGAGATAAACTAGCTACACAAAGGCAAGTTGCTCAAACTAACCTAGAAATAGCAAGGGAGAATAAAAATAAATATGATGTTCAACCCAAAAAAGAAAAAAAGAAAAATAAATAATAATGCAAATATTACAAGAAATACTAGGTTTAGTACAGAGACGTATATTCTTAAAAAGAACAGCTATAAAAGAGGATGATATTATCTATATAGCAAAAGATATAAGTAAAAATAATGTTCCGGATCTTGAGTCTAAAGCTCTTAAGATTAAAGATCTTAGCGAATATATTGGAACTAATGGTGGAGGAACAGGTCCGCAAGGTCCAGCAGGACCTCCAGGAGCAGATGGTGCACCTGGCGCTACAGGACCAACAGGACCACAGGGACCTGCGGGACCAGTAGGAGCAGCAGGATTGAACTTTACAGGTACTTGGAGTGCAGCTACTACTTATGCACAAGATGATGTAGCTTTTTATGATGGATCTAGTTATGTTGCTACTAATGCAGTAGGGCCATCAGCTACTACACCTGATGTAGATACAGCTAACTGGTCTTTCTTAGCATTACAAGGATTACAAGGACCTATTGGGCCCACTGGACCTATTGGACCTGCAGGAGCTAGTTTATGGTCTCCAGCAGTCTCTTTAACAATACCTGGAGTAGATTCTCCAATTTTAGATTTATCTACAGGAAATACATTTCTTATTACAATAGATGGTCCTGCTACAATAGAGATGACTAATTTAGGTGTAGGAGATTATATCTTTATTGTTGATAATACTGGGGGCTTTGTTGTGACTTTACAATCCGCTCCAACTAATACATTTACTAATAATGGCTTGCAACCTGTATTCTCAGGTATAACGCTTATGAAAGGAACCTCTGACGGAACAAGCATATATATTACTTCTTTAGAGAATATGCAACAAACAACATAATATGATTCCAGTTAGAAAAAACATAGACACAGATGATTTAATCTTCTGGTTAGATCCTTCTAATCCTTTATCATATATTGGCAATGAAGCTTCTGTAAGTTATACAGGATATGGTAAGAATCAATTTGCGGGAACACTTGATTTTACAAATACAGGTCCAGGTGTGACACCTAGAGTTTGGAATGATACAGCCGCTGGTATAAGTAAAGCTACAGTAACTAATGAACCTTTGGTACTTGATCCAAATGGTGGAACTGAAACTACAGCATTTATTGAAACTGCTCAAAATGGGAGTAAATTCTTAAATACTAGAATTGAAATAGTACCACCAGCTCCTCAAGATTCATCTATTAGAGATCAAATTACTTATTCACTTTATGTAAAACAGGGTCCTGGAAGTAGAAATATTAGAATATCTCATTCTAATGCTCCACCCAATAGTACAATTGTTTTTGATTTTTCTACAAATACAATTACATCTGCAGTTAATGTAGATGATTCAGGATTTGAAGATGCTGGTGGAGGATGGTACAGAATATGGTATACAACTATAATGGATACCACAACTACTTTTAATAATACTCAAGCTAGAACATATATTTATATCTTAGGTCCTGGAGATGCGTTATCTTATACAGGGGATGGTACATCAGGAGTATACATATGGGGTCCGCAATGGGAACAAGGGGTATTATCTAATTATACAGAAAGACCGAGTGCTGCAAATTTTGAATATTTTCAAAACAATAAATTTGTAAGAATATCAACGGATACAACTGCTCCAAACCCAAAACCATATACTACTTCATTTGATGGTACAAATTTTAAATTTGATGGTATAAATAGAGGTTTTTATGGAGGTGCTGATATAAGAACAGCTTTTAGACCTAATCCAGATAATCAAGCTTTACAAGATCATTCAGCATTTGCTTGGGTTAAATTAGATAAATCTAGTACTCCTGATCAAGGTTTAGGATGGTCCCCTAATCTTAAAGTATATACAGTTTTAGGTAATATAGCAGGAAGATCTAATAGTGGTGTATTTGGTATTGAAGAAAATGGTACTTCATTAGTTTATAAAATGAGATGTATAAAGTCAGTTGGGGGAGTTATTTCTCCTGTATTGCAATCAGGAGCTATTGCAGATTTAGACAACAGTTGGCACTTGATTTCTTTTAGTTTTAATTTTGCTTTAAGAACTGTATATTTTTATCTTGATGGTACTTTTATTAGTTCTGAACAAATAGTTGATCCTATTAGTGGTATAAATGGTGGTTCAGGGTCTGCTACAATAGGTTATTTTCCTGTATCTGAACAACCTACACCATCTGGACAATTTAGAGGTTTAATGAATAGCATAGGACTTTATAATAAAGAATTAACTGCAGATGACCATAAAGGGTTATATAATGCAACTAAATATAGATTTAAATAAAATCATACTTAACGTTAGCTATATAACTGATAAAAATTTTTTATAAACTTCAAATAATTTAAGTTTATCTAAAAAGAATATCTTATATTATATATGATAGTATACTATTAACACTAAAACCAACAAAATGAGTGAAGAAAATAAAACAGTGGAAACTAAAGTAACAACAGAAGATATCAATATAGAGGATGTATTTCCAATGGGTCCTGATGCGGATAGCGTAACTCTTCCTGAAGAGGCTAAGCCCAATATCATGGATCCTGTAAATCCAAAACCTGATATGACTTTTACCGAGCCAGTTGAAAAAGAAGAGTGGATGGAAGAAGAAGATGTAGTTGCTCCAGAAAGTGTCACTAAAAAAACTGAAGAAGGCGTTAAAGCAGAAGGTGAAAATATACTTTCTGATATAGTTGACGAGGATAATTCTGAAGAAGTCCCTGAAGAAAAAGTAGAGACTAGAGGTAGAAAGCCTATAAACGGAGTGCAAGATGTTTTTGATAAACTAATAAAAGATGAAAAGTTTTTTGCATTTGAAGATGATAAGCCTATATCAGAATATTCTTCAAAAGACTTACAGGATTTAATTGAAGCTAACTTAGAAGAAAGAGCAAATCAAGTTAGAAGAGAAACACCTAAGCAATTTTTTGAAGCTCTACCAAATGAATTAAAAGTTGCTGCACAATATGTAGCAGATGGCGGAACTGATTTAAAAAGTTTATTTAAAACTTTAGCTCAAGCTGAGGAAACTTTTGATTTAGATGCTTCAACTGAATCTGGACAAGAAAATATTATAATGCAATATTTATCTACTACTGGATATGGAACTCAAGAAGAGATAAATGAAGAAATTGAAATTTGGAAAGACTTAGGTAAGCTTGAACAACAAGCTATGAAGTTCAAGCCAAAATTAGATAAGATGCAAGAAAAAGTTGTTGCTCAAAAATTGCAAGAACAGCAATTAAAACAAAAGCAGCAAGAACAAGCATCAAAACAATATATGCATAATGTTTATGAAACATTAAAAGAAGGTAAAGTAAATGATTTAAAGATTGATAAAAGAACTCAGTCTTTATTATATAACGGTCTAGTCCAGCCAGCATATCCTTCTGTAAATGGAAAAAATACAAACTTATTAGGTCACTTGCTAGAGAAGTACCAATTCCAGGAGCCGAACTATGGTTTAATTACTGAGGCTCTTTGGTTATTAGCTGATCCAGATGGATATAAGTCTAAAATCATGGAAAAGGGAGCTCAAAAAAGTGTAGAAAAAACTGTTAGAAAACTTAAAACAGAACAAGCTAATAGAAATGCTAATTCAATGGGTGTTCAGCAAACAGCTGAAGACTCTAAAAAAACAAAACCAACTAAGAAGAAGATTAGCAGACCTAATAACTTTTTTAAACGGATGTAACAATCAAATATATAATTAATAACAAATAACAAAACAATCAATTATGGCAACTCCAGTATTAAACAATGGAATTTTCCTCAGAGACACAAGCTACAAAGCTAGCTCTCATATTGATTCTTACCACTTATCTAATATGCTTGGTTCTTCTGAGCCTATGGATATGGGACCTGTTGATCTTTGGGCTATGACCCAAAAGGTAGAAATGCCTTTATATCAAATGGCTTCTTTTGGTGGAAAGAATACAATCATGGTAGACAATGCGCGTGGTGAGTACAAATGGCAAACACCAATTGCTCAAGATCTACCTTTTATTGTTTCAAACATTGAAGCAGAAAGTGAACTTGGTGCAGATGGTACAACTTTTAGAATTAAACTTTCTAAAAGATCTTTTGGACACGGTGACATTATTACTTATGATAAGTATAATGGACTTGAAATGTACATTACAGCAGAAGATATTATACCTGCAGGTGATGGTTTTATCTACACTGTTCAATTAGTAAATAATAATAATGCGGCATCTTTAAATGGAGATCTTCTAAGTATTTTAGAAAAGGTTCTGCTAGAGGTGAGTATGGTGAAAGATTCTCTGACATGGAGATGGGATCTGGATTCAGAGAATTCTACAACTTTGTAGGAGGAGCTGAAGCACACGTTCATTATTCTATTTCTTCTAGAGCAGATCTTATGATTAAAGGTGGAATGAATGCAGATGGTACTGTTCCTGTAACAGAGATCTGGAGAAACTTTAATCAAGATCCTAACAATCCTTCTGTTTCTTCTATTGAAGAGTTAGTAGCTAGTATGGGTAAATCAGGTGCTAGAGATGCATTTGAAAGCGGTCAATTATCTAGAACTTTCGTTACAAATATGGAAGCAGCGCATCTTTCTAAGATTGCAAATGATATTGAGACTTACCTAATGTGGGGTAAAGGTGGTAGAATTAGACAAGACGGTCCAG